ACAAATGTTAATAGAGGTTCAATGGATTTCTATACTGAGAAGGGAATCAAAACTTCAGATGGTGATGATTATAAAGCAAACATCTATGATAAAGGACATGGTGCACCAGCTGCAACATTTTCTGATAACGAAGCAAATTTAAAACAAACATTTTCTTATCTAAATTGTTTTATGCAAGACCAATATCTTAATAGAGGTGAGTGGAGATTGTTGGAAGAACAAGAAAGAAAATGGGATGATACCGAAAATCTTACAATCTTAATAAAAGCTTTCTTTGATACTCCGGTTAAAAGAGTAGCAACTGGAGCGGCAGTTCCATCACATTTACAAAAGCATATTTACTTTGAAAAGAGTAATAAATGGAAATGTTTTGTATTTCTAAATCAAAAGCCTAAATTCAAATGGGATGAATTGGAAATGATATGTGAACCTGGAGACCACAAATTTTAATAAACTATGACTGTATCTCAATTAATTAATGAAATTCTTACTGAATGGGCATTCCGAGTTGAAGATGGGATGCCAAATCCAAAGAACCCAACCCACTTAAAGGAGTTGGATATTGTACTTTCTGAAATGGGATTATCTCATATTAAAACACAATTGATTGAAAATCTTTTGTTGGAAAAGGGTAAAACTCCAGAAAAACATGTTGTGGAAGCGGATAAACAATTTAAGAATCCAATTCTTAATAAAACTGTTAAATATAAAAATGCAAAGGGTGAAGATGCCGAAGGTATTGTTGGTAACCTTTTAAGATTGCCAAAAGACCATCCTGGTAGAAAAGCAGCGGAAGCATTACTTCCACCAGAAGGTTCAGATGAAAGAGATGCGATGAATAAAGATTTGGGTGGTGAGAATCAGCCAGAAAAGGGTGAACAGCCAAAAGACGATAAGGGTGGTGGAGAAGAACAACAACCACAAGAAGACCCAATCAAAAAAGCGGCTCAAATGTATGACCCTAAATTGGACCCTGCGATGGGAGTTCGTTTAGATAAAGAAAAAGAAACTCTTGCTCAATTGGCAAAAGATGCTGAAAAGCAGGATAAAGAAGCTGAAAAAGAAGTTGAGCCTGAAAAGAAAGAAGATGGTGGATTTAATCCAATTCCATCTGCAGATGTTCAGAGTGAAATTCCGCAGGCTGATCCTGAAACATTTAATTCACCATCCGATATACCTGATGGAATTGAAAAAGAAGATTTAGATAAATTTAATACTGATATCCAAAAAGTAAAACAAATCGTTGATGATGCAAAGGCTAAGGGTGAAAAAGCACCAAACATTAATCTTTGTCAAGTAACGGTTCCTGGTACTAACTTATATTGTGATGATAACTTAGGTATTCCAAGAGCAGAAATGCCACAATTTAAAGGAAAACCTCAACCTGGAACTCCGGCAGCAGAAATGCCTGTTGATAAAGATGGTGAAGTAGATACCGAACCATTATTCAAAAAAATGTTGAAAGATAAAGGAATTACAGTAACTCAAACTGAAGTTCCTGCTGATAAATTAAAAGCAACTCAATCTGAATTAGTTGGTCCTAAAGTTGTAGGAATGATGGGAGCTTTGGAAGAAAATCCTAATCATCCAAAAATAACTGCACCAATTTATGTGAGTAGAGATGGGTATGTAATTGATGGTCATCATAGATGGGCAGCCATTGCAGCATATAATGCGGCACATCCTGATTCCCAAATACCAATGAAGGTGCAAGTGATTGACCAGGATATTAAAGATGCTATACCAATGTGTAACAAATTTGCGGAAGAACAGGGTGTAGCAGCTAAAAAAGCAGATGCTAATAAAGAAGATGTAGTTGAACCAAAAGAAACTGAAAAATTACCTGAACCCGAACCAGCGGATGAAACTCCAGGTGGAGTAATTTATAGTTTGGGTGGTGGATATTATTCAGATACTCCTGGTGGACCTGCACAATATGTAGCAACTGAAAGTGTAGTTGAAAAAGTATTGATTGAAGGTGATGAAAGTTTGACATATCTTTTATTTGAAGCTGTAGTAAATAAAGTTACTTCTAGAGGTAAAAAAGTTAAAGTACAAACTATTTCACCTAGAAAACAAAAAGCAGCAACAAAAGCGGCAAAAAAATCAGCAGCAAAAACAGCAACACCACCAGCACCATCTAAAAAAACGGCACAACCTGCACAACCTGTAGCAACACCATCTGGTGAAAAAGAATCTGGAAAACAAGAAATAGAATCACCAAAAACTGATGCAGAAAAAAAGCAAATGAGAACATTTACTGACAAATCAGTAACGAGTTCATTGGAGCTTACAAAAAGTGATGCTAAAGCACAAGAAAAGAAAGCAAAAGAAGATTGGGAAAAAGCTGTAAAGGCATGGGAAAAAGGTGGAAAACAAGGACCTAAACCACAATTTACAAAAGGTTTAGGAGCTGGAAGTCCTGAAAGTAGAGCTGGAGAATCTGCTGTTGTAAAAGGGTGTTTGACTCTAAAAGCAGAATATGAAAAATGTATTGCAAAGAGTAAAGATAGAGAAGGATGCTATCTTCAGGCTAGAGAAAAAACAAGAACAAAACTTGAATCATTTTTAGGTTCAGATTCATTCCTTACCGATGAGTGGATTGATTCTGCAATGAATACTTTAGATTTGATACATGAAGAAATAGGATTTGATAACATAGAAGAAATAGGATGGGATAACCAACAAGGTAGAGCATTGGTTGGTTCACAAGGACATGGTACATCTGCAGATATGTTTATTAAAGCAAAGCCATCTAAAGAATATCCAAACGGTAAAAGAATTGGTATATCTCTTAAAAAAGACCTTAAAGTATTTGTATTCAATGGTGGCTGGGCTAAATTAGAAAAGGTAGTTACCGATAGAGGATTTAAGTTGGGAGAAAAATCAACTATGGAATACTACAATAAAAGAAGATACGAAGAACTTGCAAGTATTAGAAATTTTGCAGAAACAAATAATGCTGATTTTTGCAAAGATTTTGACCATCTTAAAAAGAATCCAAATAGAATTAGTAATAAACCACAAAATGTTCAGAGTAGAGTAAGTGATATACTTAAAAAAACTGGTAAATCTGATTTATCAAAAGTTAAATGTGCGGATTTTATTGAAAGTATTATTAATGAAAGACCACCATCTGTAGACTCTATGAAAATTATTGGTGATTTGTGTAAAACATCAACGAATGATGTATTAAAAGATGCTTATAAAAAATTGAGAGCATTGGATAGAGAAATGACAGATGGTATTTCTAATGATTTTATGAAACCAGAAAATCAATCGGTTGTTAAAAAATTAGTGAGAGATGAAACTCACATTTCGGATATTCTTTTTGCAGATAATCCTAATTTAGATGAATTGAAAGTGGTGTTTGGTACTGAACCCGCTATTTCAATGAAGCCTGAAAAACTTGCGGAATTATTTGGAATAACTAAATTACACCAAGCGTATCTTCAAGAAAAAGACCCTAAGAAAAAAGCTGCATTAAAAAAGAAAATGGAAGATATTATTGATTCTAAAATTATTATCAATAATAAAAAAGGTGTGATGTCAGTAGCAATTACAATTAATGATAAGGATGGTAATGAATCACAACTTCCATTGTTTGAAGCAAAAATTAGAACTAGAGGATTTGGTAATTCACCAACATTTGAAATGCCACAAACGGTATTCGGTGGATTGGCTTACAAATATGGTAATACAAATTATTCAAATTGGGAAGATGATGATAAAGAAATAGTTGTTTCTTCATCTATAAAAGATATAGAAGATGATTTTTCTGAAGAATTGGAATTTTTAGATGATAAAACTTCTGCAGAAATTGTGAAAAGATTAAAAGATTTAGAAACAATATATCCAAATAGTCCATCTTTGGTTAAGTTTAAGAAAAAATATTTACAAAGTAATAATAAAGCTGTGCAAACTGCAAAGCAAAAGGTAAAAACAAAAAAGAAGTAAAATTACCCCTTCATCGGTTTTTTGATATTTATAGATGAAATTAAAAAAGAAGGGATAGAACCGATGAAAACACAACTTTTGTGTACGTTTACAACGAAGGGTGAGTTACAAAATACTTTACAATTAATCCGTGAAACTTACCACATCGTTTATAATTACATCTACATTCTCCAAAATAAAGGGAACTTAGATGAATTATTTATCACGTACAATATTGATACAGCTTTCCAACCAGATACACCGTTGGAAAATACAATCTTAATACATAGAAAAAAAGAATCTAATACATTATACACTATAAATGCTCTTAACGAATTAGTTAAAGAAGAAAATGGCGGAGTGTTAGATACTTCTTTTGTCATTAATTGGCAAAAGTTTAAAAACTCAATCATATTAACCAATGCCGAAGGAACTAAGAAAATTCAGACAAGAGTTTTTGAAGTAATTGATTTTGGTGATGGAAAAGAAGTTATAACTGAAGAACATAAATAATATTACAATGTTATTAAAAAAAGGTGATAACAACGAAAACGTAAAACTGATGCAGGAGAAATTAGGCATCTCTCCGGCAGTAACTAACTTTGGACCTAAAACCGAACAAGCAGTTAAAGAATTCCAAGCTAAGCACGGACTTCCTGCTGATGGTATTGTTGGTGATAAAACATGGGCGATGATTATGGGAGAGAATACCCCACCACCACCGCCACCTGCACCTATTGTACCTGTTGGTGGATTGAAATTAGATAAGCTAAAAGGACATGTTCCTGATGCAGTTATCCAAATGATTCCTGATACTGCGGCTAAATTCCAAATCAACACTCCATTAAGATTAGCACACTTTTTAGCACAATGCGGACATGAGAGTGGTGGATTCAGAGTAACACAAGAGAACTTAAACTATTCGGCAAAAGGTTTAATGGGTATATTCAAAAAATATTTCCCAACTGAAGCAATTGCAAACGCTTATCAAAGAAACCCACAAAAGATTGCAAACAAAGTATATGCAAATCGTATGAGTAATGGTGATGAGGCTAGTGGGGATGGCTTTAAGTTTCGTGGTAGAGGATATATCCAATTAACAGGTAGAGCAAACTATACAGCATTTGGTAAATCAATTGGTGAAGATATTGCAAGTAACCCTGATGTAGTAAGTGGTAAATACGCTTTACTTTCAGCAGCTTGGTTCTGGTCTAATAATGGATTGAACAAATTGGCTGATGGTGGTGCAACCGATGCAATAGTAACAACTATTACAAAAAGAGTAAATGGCGGAACTATTGGATTGGCAGACCGTATTAAACACTTTAAGGAATACTATCATTTATTAGCATAAAAGAAAGGGAGTTAAATACTCCCTTTTTTATTTGGTATTGTCACAAATTTTTACTATATTTGTTACATCTTTTACCATAAAAATATACCGAAAAAAAGATTTGGAAATATCAAAAACTTGTTGTATATTTGTATCTCCTTTATATTTATATGTGTAACGGAAGTGTAGGAAAGACACTATAATAAAACCTTAAAACCTAAACGGTTTAAACCTTAAACATTTTAAAACTTAAAAGACATGGCGATTAATTTAGATGCTATCAAAAGCAGACTGAACAAGCTTCAGAACACCCAAAGAACTACAGTAGAACTTTGGAAGCCAGCACCAGGCAAACACACAATCAGATTGGTGCCGTACAAATTCAATAAAGAGAATCCTTTTATTGAACTTTATTTTCACTACAACATCAACAACAAAACTTACTTAT